AGATCGATCAGATCAAGCTACGCGCGCTGATCGTCGCGTACCACCTCAAGTGGGGAGGCGAGGACTGGGAGGTTCTCGCCGTCGAGCAGGAGTTCAGCTACTGGCTCGGCGACGTTCAGATCGGTGGCAAGATCGACGCGATCATCCGCGAAGCGACCGGACGCGTGTTCGTCGTCGAGCACAAGACGTCGGCCACCGACACCAGTCCCGGCGCTCCGTACTGGCACCGGCTCGCGATCGATACGCAGATCAGCATATACCTCGACGCTGGAGCCGCGCTCGATCTCGAGTTTGCGGGTTGCATCTATGACGTGCTGAAACGACCCATGCACGAGATCAGGCTTGCGACGCCACCAGATCGCCGCAAGTACACCGACGGCAAAGGCTGCAAGAGCTGCGGCGGATCGGCGAAGCCCGGCGCGATCGAGCAGGGTCGTGGCTACACCTCGGTCGTCTTTGCGTCGGAGGTGAAACGCCCCGAGTGCAGCGACTGCAAGGGCACCGGCTGGAAGTGTGACACCTCAGGCAATCCGCAATCCCCGCGATTGCACGCCAACCTGCGCGCCACCGACGAGACGCATTCCGAATACGAAGCGCGCCTCACCGACGAGATCTCGTCGCGTGTCGACGACTACCTGAGTCGCGGCGCGATCGTCCGGCTGGAGTCAGATCTGCCGCGCATGCGCCAAGAGCTGCTCGACACGATCGAGAGCATGCGGAGGCTCGGTGATCTCGCCCCGCCGAATCACGACAACTGCGTTCGCGGTCGCGAATTCTGTCCGTTCTTCGCAGCGTGCAGCGGCCAAGCCGACGTCAACGATCAGCACGTTTTCCCGAGAGGCGAGACTCATCCCGAGCTCGTCGTTATCAACCGCGTCGCATAGACGCACGAGGAGTCACCAGCGTGGCAACCCCAGTACCGAGCAAGGCGCCAAGCGCGCCACCGACACCGCGGCCGGCAGCCGCAGTACCGCCTGGTCCGGTTGACCTGTCGAAGCTGATCGTCAAGCGAAAGTTGGGACTGCCTCCGCGCGTCCTGATCTACGGTCCGCCAGGCGTTGGCAAAACGACGCTCGCGGCAGATGCCAACGCTCTATTCGCGGATATCGAGGCCGGCTCTGGACAGATCGAGGTGGCGCGCTACCCGTTCAATCCTGGCGAGGCCGACGAGTTCAAGCCGCGGGACTACGATCAGCTCTGTGCCGCGGTCGATAACCTAAGGGCACACCGCGCGTACGGGTACGACGCGTTCGCGATCGACACCGGCGACGCGCTCGAGGCGATGATCCACCGCCACCTGTGCACAAAACACAAGGTGGACTCGATCGAGAAGGTCGGCGGTGGCTACGGCAAGGGCTATCGATCAGCGATCGAGGAGCTGCGGCGGTTTCAGTCACGACTCGACGAACTTCGCCTAGCCGGCATCATGGTCATGATCATCTGCCACGCGCAGGCGATCACGTTCAGGAATCCCGAGGGCGAAGACTTCGATCGGTGGACGCTCAAGGTCCACGCGAGCAAGGATGCGAGCTTCTCCGCGCAGCTGATCGAGTGGAGCGATATCGTCGGATTCTTGCACTTCGAAGGTGGCTCAAAGAAGCTCGTCGACGATAGCAGCCGTGACACACGGGCTCGCGGCTGGTCGACAAATCGTCGTCTGCTCGAGCTGGCGAGAGAAGCCGCGTGGGACGCCAAGTGGAGACTCACCACGCCGATGCCGGCACAGATCGAGATCGAAGCGGCGCATCCGTGGTCGCAGCTCGCAGGCGCCATTGCACGCGAGTGCAACTCGGCTTTGCCGATCGACGCACAGATCAAGATCGAGCTTGACCGCATCGGTGCGGAGAAGTTCACGACCGCGGCCGGCACCGCCACCACTCGGACCGACGTCCTTTCACTGATCGCCAAGTCCGACGCTGCGACCCTTTCCCGCGTGCTCGCCGGGCTCGCGTCGACACCTGCACAGGAGTCCTGATCATGTCGTTACCTATCGAAAAGTCCACCTATCGCGCGCGCGCCGTCGGCGCTGGTTTCGGCATGTCCGACAACCACAATCCACAGCTGGCGATTCAGTTCGAGGTTGTCGATCACGATCAGTTGTCCGGTGAATCAATCGCCGCGGTCATGTTCTTCACCGAAAAGACGACGACGCGCTCGATCGAGTCGCTACAGATCCTCGGATTCGCGAGCGACGATCTCGAACTGCTCGCCGAGATCGGGCCCGACAAAGCCGCCGAGCTGCTGCCGAGCATCGTCGAGATCGTCTGCGAGCCCGAGGAGTACGACGGCAAATGGTCGCTTCGGGTCAAGTGGATTAACCGTCCCGGGGGCGGCAAGTTCACGTTCAAGAACAAGCTCGAGGGCAGCGATCTGAAGGGCTTCGCCGCGCAGATGAAAGGCGCGCTTCGAAACGCACGCGGCGCCGCGCCTCGCGCCGCTAAGAATGGCGTCGTCAATCCGGCTCAGTCGCGGCATCCGAACGCGCCGAACGCGCCTGGTAACGACGACATCCCGTTCTGATCGCTGACTGAGGTGCGTGCCGTCTAGTTGACGAGCTCGGGTGCGAATCCCGACGGCACGGCGATGTTCGCGGGAATCGCACGGTCTGCCGGCGTGCTGGTTCGGCATGATCAGATCAAGGAGAGGTTGTCATGACAAGCCGAATCAGGAAGGCGCGGGCCATAGAGCCAACGCCGACGCCAACCCGTATCGAGACGGTGACGATCAAGAACTACCGCGCGCTCCGCTTCATCGAGCTGAAAAACCTCACGCCGTTGACCGCGCTGCTCGGGCCGAACGGCAGCGGCAAGTCGACTGTGTTCGACGTGTTCAGCTTCCTGGCCGAGTGCTTCGGCGCAGGTGGCCTGAGAGCCGCGTGGGAGAAGCGAGGGCGGTTTCGCGAGCTGCGGACACGCGGAGCCGAGGGCCCAATCGTCTTCGAGCTGACCTACCGCGAGGCGCCCGGCGACAGCCCGGCCACCTATCACCTCGAGATCGATGAGCAGGGCGGGGCGCCGGTAGTGGTGGAAGAGTGGTTGAAGTGGCGACGTGTTGCCGCGAACCGGGCGCCCTACAAGATCCTAAACTTCAAGCATGGTAGGGGCTGGGTGATCAGCGGCGAACGCCCCGAGAAGACCGACACCAAGGTGCAGGAGAGCCTCGACGAGCCCGACCTGCTCGCCGTGAGCACGCTGGGACGGCTCAAGGGTAACGCGCGCGCTGCCGCGCTGCGCCGCTTCGTCACGAGCTGGTACGTGTCGTACCTATCGGCCGCCGACGCGCGCGGCCAGCCCGATGCGGGGGCGCAGGAGCACCTAAGCCGCACGGGCGACAACCTCGCCAACGTGATTCAGTTCCTCAAAGAGCGTCACCCCAAGACGCTCGACACGATCTTCACGACCCTGCGGCGCCGCGTCCCGCAGATCGACAGACTCACGTCGGAGGAGCAGCGCGACGGTAAGCTGCTGCTGCTGGTGAAGGACGCGCCGTTTAAGGAGCCGATCCTGGCCCGGTTCGCCTCGGACGGGACCTTGAAGATGCTGTCGTACTTGGTCGTCCTCCACGATCCTGCCCCGGCGCCGTTCATCATCGGTATCGAGGAGCCCGAGAACTACCTGCATCCGCGGTTGCTCGCGGAACTCAGCGAGGAGTGTCGCGAGGCCACGGATGCGTCCCAGCTCGTCGTGACGACGCACTCGCCGTTCTTCCTGAACGCGCTGCGCCCCAACGAAGTCCGCGTGCTGTATCGCGACGACGAGGGCTACACACAGGCCAAGCGGACCTCCGAAATCCACGGCGTTCCCGAGCTGATCGCCGCGGGCGCGACACTCGGTTCACTATGGATGGAGGGACGCTTCGGCGCGGGCGATCCGCTCGTGCGCGGCGGAAAGCCCGCGAAGTAGCCGATGGACGTCACGTACCTCGACTCGTGCGAGCTCGCGCTGGCCCGCGGGTCGACGCGCTAGCAGCAGGATCCAGCCCGTCGCCGCGCAGCCCGAGCTCGAGCAGCACCAGCCCGCCGGCGCTGGCGCGACCACAGTCCACGCACGCGATCCGCCCGTCGGCGTGCTCACCCGGCTGTGGCGCGTCGAGGTAGACCGCCGGCAGGTACAGCAGGTC